TATTAATCCAACAAATCAACAAATAACCGCCTTTAATAATATTTGTGCTGAAATAACAAATGGCACTCCAGCCTATAAAGCTATTGAAGAATTAAAACAAATAAGCCGACAAGAGTTCTATAATCTATTGCATTTCAATGAATCTTTAAAAGAAAGCTACGCACGTGCCTGCGAAGAGAGGGAAGTCGTGATGTTTGATAGGGCTCTTGAGGTTGCTCTAGATAGTAGCAATGATTGGTATATCAACGAGAAAGGTTTTCGCGTTCCAAATCCAGTAACTGTGCAGCGGGCAAGACTTGCGACAGAGACTATTCTAAAGATGTTGGCAACGATGAATCATAAAAAATTTGGCAATAAGACGACAATAGATGCGAATGTAAATGTAATGCAGCCGTTAACTGTAATTGAAGCGGATGAGATTTTAAAGCAAATTGAATGAAGGGTATTTATAAGGCTTCTTTTAGGACTACAAAAGGTATGTTTATATATGTATTACTATTGTTTTAAATGCAGTAGCATCAATAAAATAGGGCAATACAGCCGTTTCAGTACAGAATTAAGGAAGTGAAAATATGTTTCTATTTTACATAATGTAAATTATAGTGCAAACAGTTATTCCTACAAAATAGCAATGTATGAAGCACTACAATAGGAGGCAACAATGAACTAAACCTTTAAGAAGTGAAGCTGGGGGGCTGTTTAAGACCTAAAATAATTTTTTCAAAAAATCGTTCACATAATTTTTTTTTATATGGAAGCAGTAGTAGATAATAAGTTACGTTTAGTACAGGCGAAGTTGATGAGTAGTTCGATGAGTTTCACTAAATATTTTTTCCAGAAGAGATTTGGTAGGAGTTTTGTTGAGAACAGTCATCACGTTGTTATTTGCGAGGTATTGGATAGGATTATTCGAGGGGATTTGCGTAGGGTTTGTATTAGTATAGCACCTAGATATGGTAAGACAGAATTGGCTGTAAAGAATTTTATAGCTTTAGGATTGTCACATAATCCTAGTGCCAAGTTTATACATTTAAGTTATTCGGGTAGTTTGGCGGAGGACAATAGTGAGAGTATAAGGGATTTTGTAGATTCGGAGGATTATAGGAGGATATTTCCTTATGTAGAGTTGAGTAAGAGTAGTGCGAGTAAGAGTAAGTGGGCTACTACTAGGGGTGGTGGAGTTTATGCTACTGCAACTGGTGGACAGATAACTGGTTTTGGAGCTGGGGAGGTTGATAGGGATTTTACGGATAATATAGCTGTTATTGTAGATAGGGTATTTGCTGGTGCTATTGTAATTGACGATGCATTGAAGCCTGATGATGCTTTGAGTGATTTAAAGAGAATGAGGGTAAATGAGCGATTTGAGAATACGATAAGGTCAAGGACAAATAGTAGAGATACACCGATTGTGGTAATTGGTCAGAGGTTGCACTCAAACGATTTGATAGGGTATTTAAAAGAAACAGAGGGAGATGAGTGGGAGTTTATAGATATTCCTTGTATTACTACTGATGAGTATGGTAATGAACACGCATTGTGGGAGTTTAAGCAGACGTTGGGTGAGTTGAATCAGATACGGCAGATTGACAAAAATGTATTTGAAACGCAGTATCAGCAGAACCCACAGGATTTGTTAGGTAAATTGTTACCGTTACAGAGTTTAAGGTTTTGGGATTTGAGTAAAGTTCCTTTTGACAGTGTGGTGTTTAAGTTTGCTTGTGGCGACCCTAGTAACTTTGGTGGTGATTATTTTAGCGTTCCATTCATACACGTTGCTATTATCGAGAAAAAAGTTGTTTGTTTTGTAAAAGATGTGATATATAGCAAAGATGGGATAGAGGTTGTGAATGAGGTAATTATAGACAAGAGCAGGGGTCATTTTATCGAGGAGGTATTTTTGGAAGTAAATGGTTTGGGTGTTGCGAGTTATGTTTTATTGAAGCGGGATTTGAGTAATACTACGACAGTTAAGCCATTTACGAGTACGATGCCGAAGGAGGCTAGGATATTGAGTAATGTGGAGTTTGTGAAGAATCATTTTATATTTGATGAGAATTACAAGTCGAATCAGCAGTATGCTAATTTCATCAAAGATGTGACGAGTTATGACAGAGAGGGAAGTAATTTACACAGGAAGGATGCTATTGACAGTTTGTGTGCTTGTGCTAGTATAGTTAAGATAAAGTATAAGGGATTTTTGTATGGATAATAAAAATATTATAAAAAAGCATTGATATTAAAAAAAAAAGTATATTTGTAACAAAAATTCAATATAAATGGCTTGGAAACTTTTTGGTAAAAAGAAAGCGACATCTGGATTTGCAGAGCAGATGAACGATGGTGCTTGGTTATCGTATTTCAATCAGTATATGAATGGGGTTAATGGCGACAAGCTAGTGAAGTTTGACCAAGAGAAAGCTTTTGATTTAGCCAATACGATAGCGGAGGTTTTCATACCAATTGATGCAATAAGCGAGCGTTGTAGTTCTATAAAGTATGACATAGTGAATAAATCAACTCAGGAGATTGTGATACCGAGTGGAAATTTGCAAGCGAAGTTAGAGAAGCCAAATCCTATTGACACCTTGCCAGATATAGTGTATCAGATGGTGTTCTCGAAGTTGGCAGATGGCAATAGTTATGTTTATACAAAGACTGCTGATAGTATTGTGAACCCTACAATTGACAATATTACTAATATTTGGGTATTGAAGCCAAATGTTACTAGGGCTGTTTTGAAGAAAGAAATTTCAAATCCTTTTTTGATGAAGTCGGTTTATGATTTGATAGATTATTACAGTACAATATTTTTTTATCAGCATAAATTGTCGCCTAGATATGTTTTACATAGAACACCTACTGGGATAACAGAAAGTGGAATGGGTAAGAGTTTGTTATGGGCTTGTGAAAAGAATATAAATAATATATTGGCGGTTTATCAGGCGAGGTATAATGTATATGCGAAGAATGGTAATGCAGGGATATTGGCAAAAGCACCAGTAGGAGGCGGGGGAGCAAGTTTGCAGGAGGCAATAGATCCGATTACAAGAGATACAATGTTGAAGGACTTGCAAGAAAGAAATGGGTTGATAGGTGATAAGAGTTTTATAGGGTTGTCGAGTGTGCCGTTGCAGTTTATAAAAACATTGGGAACTATTAAGGAATTAGAGCCATTTGACGAAACGTTAGAGAATGCGATTAAGATAGCAGGGGTTTTTGGGGTTAATAAAGAGTTGATACCAAAGAAAGATAATGCTACATTTAGTAATCAGCTGATTGCTGAAAAGAGTTTTTGGCAGAATGTAATAAAGTCTAGTTGTGAGCAGGTGGCGAAAGATTTGACAAAAATATTTTATTTGCCTAGTGAGTGGGAGTTTAAGCCTAACTTTGCAGGTATTGAAGCATTGCAAGAGGATAAAAAAGCAGGATTAGAGGCTGATGGTCTTTACATAGACAATTTAGATAAAATGACTGCAAGTGGACACGATATGACACAGGCATATACTAACTTACAAGAAAAGTACAATGGAAAATAAGATATTAGAATTTAAAGCACATAGGGAGTTATATAAAAATCCGATAGCATTGCCAATTGATAATGTACGGTCTAAATTTGAGTTTAACGAAAGAGAAATTAAGGGTTATCCGATAGTGTGGGGTAGTAAGAATGACTATAATGAAATAGTTTTGAAAGGTGCTACTCAAAATAGTTTAAATGCAAGAGGAGTTGGGAGTAATAAAAACCCTATTTTGGTTTTGAACCAACACAGGCAAACAGAGATGTTAGCAAGACCAAAAGTATTACAGGAAGATGATTACGGATTATATTTTGAAGCAGATATAATTGATGGAGTTAGATATGCTGATGAGGCAATGGCTCAAGTTCTACAAAAAGTATTAAGACAATTATCGTATGGGTTTAACTATGTATGGGATAAAACAGAGTACAGCGAAGCCGATGATGCTTACATACTTAAAGAAATACGTTTGGGAGAGATTTCATTGGTAACATTTTCGAGCGATGAGAATGCACAATTAAGAAGTTTTAATCAATTACAAGAAAGAGCAATTTTGGACAAATTTAGTCCAGAGCAAATAAACGATTTACACAATCTTTTAGCGACAAGAGCCGCGACGAACACTCCAAAGGAAGTAAAAGAGGAAGTACAAAAAGGGAAAGTAACAATTTTTTAAACAAAAAAAAGAATGGGAAAATTTAATTTAAGAAGTGCATTGGAAAAAAATGGTGCAACTTTAGATGAAAACCAAATTAAGTTCGTTTCGGCATTTGAAACAGCATTAGATGAGCGTGCTAAAAACCAAGACGAGAATTATTCTAAATCAATTAACGAGGCTTTAAGAGCCACTATTGGTGCAGAAGAGAAAGACAAAGATGGTAACACGGTTACTATTGCTGCTCAAATTCGTAACATTGCAGAGGCGATGGAAGCGATGGAGAAAAAACAGACTAGAAGTTTGTCAGACCTTGAAAAATTCCAATTAAGAAAATCAATTGAGGATAATAAAGGGAAAATTTTAGAAGCAATTAGAAGTGGTCAAGATTTTGAACTTGAATTTAGTGCAAAGAGAGCCGCTACTAAATTTACTGCCGCAACAGCACAAACAAATGATACAGGAGTATTATTGCCGATAAATGAGAATTATGAGCTTGAAGGAGGTATTTCTGTAATCAGATACCCTGAAAACTTCATTTTAAATGTAATTTCTAACCGTCAGGTGGCAAAAGTTCCGCAACAAATCATTAAAAATGAGCAAGCGACAGCAGAAGGTGCAGTAGCATTAGTGGCTGAGGGTGGAACAAAACCATTGACAAGCGATACATTCATCCGTACACTTACAACTCGTAAGAAATATGCAGGTCGTATCGAGTGGACAGAGGAGTTTGAAATGGATAATGATATGCTTTATGCAGAGATTTTATCTTTGTTTGAAGATAAAGTAATCCGTGAGTGGCAAAAAGGCTTGTTAGCACAAATTGTGACTAACGGCACAGCTTATACATCATCTGTAATGGACGATACATTAGTAATTCCTGATAACGGATTAGCAGTAATTGCATTGCAATCTGTAATTAACGGTATGAAC